CGGCTACGATCCAGCGGAGGCGATCGCAGCCGCAGATAAGGCCAACAAAGCGATCGAGGAAAACGAGAAGTCGGCCGAGCGAGCGGGTGCGGCAATCGGAAAGACGACGGACGCCCAGGCCCGGGCAATTGTCTCGATTACAGATCGAAGCCAGACAGCGATCAATCGAATCGTGCAGCAGGCGGAGCGGAAGGCTGCAATTGCCGGATCAAGTCCCGCAGAACTCCGGATATTGGAGAAGGAGCGTCTGCTGCGAAGCGTCTCCGGAAACCAGGAAGCCATCAATAGGGTCACCCTAGCACTGGAGAAGCAGGAAATCGCGGCCAGGAAGGCCGGGGAAGCATTGCAACTGCAGTCGGCGATCAATGCAAGCCGTCAAGCCGCTCGTGGCGCCGATGAGTTCGCCGCGGCGCTCAATCGGGTCAACCTCGCCGCGCAGAAGGAGCGCGACTCCATCGAGCAAGGGATTCGCGCCATGGAGCGACGGGCTGCGGTGGCCGGGAAAAACACGGTGCAACGGTTGGCGATTGAAGCTAACCAGGCAATCACCGGTCTCAGTAGTAAGGCCACGCCGGCACAGGTGGAACGCCTGACGGCGGCTCACGCGATGCTTATCTCCGCTCAACAAAAAGCGAACGATACCAGCCAGACGTTTGCGCAGTCGCTGCTGTCACTGACGGGACGTGTCGGACTTGCGATCGGGGCATTTGAGCTTTTCCGGAAAGTCGTAGGGTTCGGCACGGAGGCAGTAGCATACGCAGCGAGGACTGAGCTATTGGGTGTAGCTCTGCACGCCGTTGCGAAGGCGAATGGTGTCGCTGAGAGCACTACGAATACGCTGGAACGGCGGTTGAAAAGCACGGGAATCGTAACGCAGGATGCCAGGCAGTCTCTCGCTCGCTTGATCGCCGCCCAGGTGGATTATACGAAGGCGGCTCAATTGGCGCGCGCCGCCCAAGATCTCGGACGAGTAGCTGGAATTTCGTCCTCCGATGCATTCGACAAGTTAACTCATGCAATCGTCACGCAGCAGCCTGAACTACTGCGAATGTTGGGTCTGAATGTTAACTTGCAGCGGGAGTTTGAACTGGTCGCGAAGAAAGCTGGCCGCACCGCAGAGAGCTTGAGCGAGTACGAAAAACGCCAAATCACTGTTAACGCTGTGCTTCAGGCCGCTGCGGGATTCGCCGGCGTTTACGAAAAGTCTCTGGACACGGCTGGCGGACAGATGTTGAGCTTGCAACGCTACGCCCTCGAGGCAAAAGATGCATTCGGGCGAGAGTTTCTGCCCGAGTTGGCGAATACGGTGAAGTTGTTGACGTGGATCGCCAAGACTGGTGAAGAAGCAGGCTCCGTGCTCGCGAAAGCCGGGAAAATCGGTGCCGCGCCGTGGTACACGCTGCGCATCGAAATTCAAAAGCTGATCGAGGAAAAGCGAAAGTTGTTTGACCCTGACTTTGATGCGTCCGCGCGGAAGGAAGCCGAGGCCGCGACTGACCTTGTGAGGCGCCAGAAGGATCGGGAAGCGAGTACCAAGGTGTTGAGGGAGCAGGAGGAGCTTCGGGAGAAGTCAAAGCTCGCCCAACTTGAAATCGATAGAAAGCAACGGGAAGATCTGTTGAAACTTGATGAGCGCGCGGCGGATTTCCGCAGACGCGCAGAGCTCCAGGAATTACAGGGACTCGACCAGATCGCACTGAAACGGCGCCAGGCGCTGGATGAATTCGGGAAGACTCCCAAGGCGCGAGCCGATATTGAAAAAGGAATCGCTGTGGAGCGAGCGAAGTACCTCTCAGACTTCGATAAGAAACGGCAGGAAGCCCTCGACAAGACCCACGCGTCGATGGCGGATGGCATCCGTGACTTAGGAAGGCGCAACCTGGAGGAGCAGTATCGGGAAAACGTCGAACTCGCTAAATTAGGCGACGCCACAACGCGGACGAATGAGGAACGGGGACTCGCAGCGATAGAGGCGCGCAAGGCTTCTGAGTTACGTTCGATTCAGGAAACTGGCGGGAAGAATATCGAGGCGCGGTTGACCGCTGAGGACAAGATCTTCGCCGTTGAGCAGGATTATGCGCTTAAGACCTTCCTGTTGAAAGCCGAATATATCAACCGCGAAGCCAATTTTCGAGCCGCGATGGCGACCACGGCCGGCGCGAAAGAGGCCATCCTGAATGAGGCCGCGGCTCGCGCGCAGCTCCTTACGGACCAGACTCAGGCATCCATTGATGCGGCTCGGGAGACTGCTGCCGTCCGGAAAATTCAACTCGTTCGGACCGAGCAGGAGAAGCTATTCGAAAAGGTCAGGAGCGCTGCCGATGGAGTCTTTGACGCGCTGGCCACCCGGACGCGTAGTCTCGGTGACTTGTTTAAAAACCTCATCCTGCAGCCCGTCCTTACTCTCCTAAAGAGCATCAGCAGCAACGCGATTGCAAGCCTGCTCACCGGTAGCCGTGGCGGCGGAGCGGCGGGCGGACTCGGCGGTTTGCTGGGCGGACTCCTGGGCGGCGGGGGGGTTGCGCGCGCTGGCGCGCCTGGCGGCACACCGGGTTTCGCTGGGCCGGTTGGGCTGAGCGGAATGCTTGGGCTGGGTGGTGGCGTCGGGGGTGGCGGGGCGTTGGGCTTGAATGCCGGTGCGTTGGGGCTGGGGGCGGCCGGTGCCGGGCTCTTCGGCGCATTCAAGGCCGGGCAGAGCGACAACAAAGTCTTGAAAGGGCTTGCTCCCGCCATTGGCGCAGTCAGCGGACTGGTCGGGTTCGGCGCTTTGGCGTCTTTAATCCCCGCGCTCATTGGGGCCGGGCCAGCCGGTTGGATCGCGGCGGCCGGGATCGGCGCCGCCATCGGAATCTACGGTGCGTTCAAGAAACGCGGCGAGGACAAGCTGGTCGAGAAGATCAAGGCGGTATACGGAATCAACGTTGACCGCAGCTTCGCCAAGAATCCGCTGATGGGGATCATCAAAGATCAGTTCGGTGGAGATATCGACGCCGGCATCCGATCGCCAATAGTGAAGGAGCTGCTCGCGGTCTACCGGATGCAATCGAACCAGGCGGCCGCGGGATCCGGCCTCGGTGCGTTGAACAATATCGCCCGCGGTGTCTCGCTGTCTGGCTTCGGCGGCAACGTGTACCAGAATCCGGTGAACGTCCATGGCGGCTCATACGGGTACGGCGGCAGTATTGCCTCGAATGGCCCGGCGTCTCCGTTCCAGCCGGGCGATCGTCCCATCGTGATTGAGAACCGCTTACAAATCGACGGACGAGACGTGCAAGCCAGTGTTCAACGGACGAATCAGGCGAGTAATGGCCGCCGGGAATCCGCGGCGGTGCTTAGCGAGCCCCTTCTGATATTCGGATGAGCTGCGGAGCCTTGCAATTGGCTCGCTCGAATTCCTTGAGCGGCCGCTTGTAAATCACGGATTTATTACCAGCCGCATCGAAAACGATCTCATATGGCGCGTTGGTCGGGCTCGATCCTCCGATGAGCCACCGGCTCGGCCATGCTCCGCTTACTTTTGATTTCATCATTCGCTCTCGTTTCATCTGCCGGCCCGACCCATTAATTGTATGCCAGGAACCGTTTCGCAAGCCGTTGCCACCACCGTGCTCCCTTATGCGCTCGCATCTGAGTATGTGGAGTGCCGGACATGGCCGGTGATTGAGAACGGACCGTTTCCTGACGGCAGCTACTTGAAGTATCTGCAAGGCGCGGCGGACCGGCGGGAATGGAGGCTTGGCCGTCGATTGACCGGCGTGCAATACGCCGCGCTCCTGGCATTTTGGACGGCGCGCAAGGGCTGCCATCAAGCGTTCCACTTCTACCCGGTCCAGGCGCAGCATGACGCGACCGGCGCTTCGGCCACCGGCCGGTTTCTTGTCCGCTTCCTTGGTCCGTTCGGTACGACACATTCCAGCGGTCTCGACGCCGCTGGCTTTGGACTGATTCAACTACAATGATTCGACTTCCCTACGGAACGGCGGAAAGCCGAGAGCCGGTCATTCATGTCCACCGGTTTCAATCACGGGACACGAAGACGGAGCAGCGGTTCTATGCGGGCGCGGGCGAACGGCGATTGCAAGTTTCGCTGGGCGATCTAGCTCCCGACGAGCGGACGGAAGTAATTGACCAATTCGCCGCGGCGAGCGGGTCCTATCTTCCATTTACCATTGATCTCGTTGGGCCGTCCGGGGCGGTCGAATCGCTCACTGTCCGCTTTGCCGTTCCGCGCCTGGAAATCCAGACGCTCATCGATGGCTCGAGTTGGGCCGCATCGTTTGAGCTGATCGTCGATCCAGGCGCAGAACCCTCGTACACGAGCGCCTCGGCAGAAACTCGGTTTCCTGGGTCGGCCTTGCAAGCCGCCTTGCTCAGCCCGGTACAGGAAATCATTCCGCTCGTTGTCATCACGCCGATTTCCGGTGAAATCCGGAGGGTATCGGAGCGCGGCTGTACAGTCGATGGCTCCCAATACTTGGCTCGACTCCTCGACTGGGACGGCATCAAGCAGTCGCTGTACGGCGCGGACCAGGCGAGTTTCACTTTGGCGAATGCGGACCGAGCGTTCACGGCTGCTGTCAATGCGGAAAACTGGCACGCCGCCGATGTACAGTTTTCGCTCCTGCACGTTGGCTCGCTGACAAAAATCAACCTGTGGCGTGGTCATGTGATCCCCGGTGGTTGGGATCTGTCTGGCGGCAACGTTTTCCGGATTACGGCCGCGGACGGGGCGTACGAATTGCGGCTCGCCTATCCCCCGCGTAAGATCACGCGACAGGACGGCTTTGTGACGCCTGCGGATCATCAGCCGGTCAATCTCGGGCGGGGAAAGAACCGGATAACGGCCACCTCAGTGGTCCACGACAGCGGGTTCGGGCGTCCGCTGAAGGACATTTGGGTAAACGATGCAACGGCGCCGTTGAAGGTCACCTGTGACGTGATCGCCGGTCGCGACGAGCGAGAATTCTATTCCGCGCTCGGGATTGTCGGACGCGGTCCGATCGGCAATTTCGGTGCGCTCCCGATTATTGAAGGCGGATCGGCAGTCCACTATGGGACTCTCGATGGGCAGCCAAATCACGGGCCCGGGCTTTTCGGATTGCGGCGATCTCGCGGCGGCAATCCGGCGAATGGGTCGGAAGTCCAGTCCAGTGGAAATCCAGACGCTGGTTCCGACATTTTAGCCATCGACGAAGCAGGCTCCCCGCTCCCAGCCCAGCCTGCGCCTGCCGGCGCCGCGTTCCTGCAAATTCGCCGCACGGATGAGGCTGGGATTCAGCCGGACAATGCGACGAAAGAACACGAGATGATCGCGTTCGTTTCAGAGGGGAACGGCGGCTACATTTGGACTGGTGGAGTTCGCACGTGGTCCACGGCGATTACCAATCTGGCGTGGGTGGCGGTCAACGTATGGCTCCGCGGTAACGGTGTCGGGCTGGCTTCGCAGGCCGTGCAGGAGGAATACTTCGTTGTCTCGGCGGCCGAGGCCTTCGCGGCGACGTGTGGCGCGGTAGTCGATGCGCTGGTCGGCGCCGGGACGGAGCCGCAGTTTCAGTTTGTTGGGACAATCGCTGAGGAAAAGCCGCTCCGCGATTGGCTGAAAGAGATTTTGGCCGGCGGACTCGGCTACTTTACTTTCGCGTTTGGGAAACTAAAACTGGGCAGCCGGTTCCATAGTGGCTCCACTGAGGCGTTCGATAGCGGTAATATCATTCTCAATTCGCTCGCCCTGAGCGCGGCCACGGCTGAATACAACAGCCTTTCCGCCACGTTTGCTGATCGCGAGTACGGCTATTTGAGCAACCCGCTGGAATTTCGGGAGACGGATCACATTGCGGCGTTGGGGCAGGAACTAAAAGCCACAATGAACCTCGTGGGAGTCTGCACGAAATCGCAGGCCGCGCGCCTGGTGACAACGTTGGTGCGGGAGCGGCTCGGCGGTGTCGATGCGGCAGAGTGGGCGGCGGCGCGGCGGTTGCGATTTGCAACGACCGTCTTGGCGCTGAATGTGGAATGCGGCACAATCTCCGCGCTGACGCACGAAGACATGCCTGGCGGGTCTGGCGAGTTCATAACCGAGGGCTGGTCGCTGAATCGCGACATGAGCATTTCGATTGAAGGCCGGTCAACGACCGATGCCATGTACGACATGCTCGTCGGGAACAAGCCAACGGACGTCCCGGTGAACCTCCCCCTGGCGCAAACCGACAAGCTTCCCGGTCTTTTCGTTTATACGCCAGTCGTCAAGGATCTTGGTTTCCTGACGCTGACGGATTGCTCGATGACGGATGGCTCCAATCGAGGAATGAGGAGCGTAACTGTCTTCCTGGTGTTTGTGGATGACACGGAACCAGACAACTGGGTGACTCTGGACGCCTCACTTGGCACCGGGGATCCGGCTACCTTCAACGTTACGCCGAATGGCGTGGTCTCCTTCGATGTCGACGATTACATTCTGTTTGACGATGCTGGTGGGTACGAGATCGCCAAGATCACTGCGCTCGCAACGAATACATGGACGCTGCAGCGCAACTGGCCTGGGAACGATCCGGCAGAGGCGATATTCGAATCGCTGAGGGTTGCCCACGCGGCAGGCACGCGGATCTACAAGTGCAAGATCCAGAAATTCAGTTTCAACGCCGCCGGCGGGACGTTCGAGAATTCCGGCGATACCGGCACTCTGGCGGCCGAGTTTCCTTGCCAATTAGCCGATGCGCGAGTGGTGGCAGTTATCGCGTCCGCGGCGAACGGATACGGGTATTCGGACTGGGTCGTGTACAACCTTGGCGCCGGCCTGGATACGGACTCGATGTCCAGCTACGCTGCCGGGATCACGCCGCCTGGCGAAGTGACGATTGACTCGGCCGATTACGAGTTCATCGACGCTTACCGCCTTCGGGTCCGAGTCTACTGGTCGCCGCCGGCCATACTGGGCACCTTCGTGGGCGTGCACTGTTTCCATGAGGCGCCCGACGTTTCGACCAGTGGTCCGACGCCGATGGATGGAACACAGGCGATGGACGGGACTACAAATCTTGGTGGCGAGTGGGCTCCCATCGACCGCGGCCGCGGCACGATGAGTCCATTCGTCATCGAGATGGACGCGGTCCGCGCGGCTGTGACGGATCGCTTCTACTTATCGAGCTATTCCACCGGGGCGGAGGCCGCGCTGGTAAGAGCGACGGAAGCGGATCCAACGCCGAGCATCACTCTCGCGATCGCGCCAGTTGCCTACCAGAACGGGGTTGAGTACGCGCAGTTGGTCACGGGCTTTGTTGCGACCGTGGAGTACGACGACTCGCATGTAGGATCGCCGAAGTACCGCATCAGATTCCAGTGGTCCGCTCCAGCGATTGCGCCTGCGGCATGGCAGCGCGGCTTCGGCGGTGTCCAGATCGTCTACGAGTACAACGATGGGCGGCGGGCGAACGGACCAGCCTTCGCGGTGAACGAAACCGACGCCTACAGCGGCTGGTACGAGTTGCGCGCCGGATCGTCGGTCGTCCGGTGTTTGGGTGTCTCCTACGACAACTCCGACGAGCCACGAGTGAATTCGATTGTGCCCGGTGTCACGCCGCTGTCGATAGTGGTGGCTACGTGGCCGCTCGTGGCGAGACCGCCCGAGTCTCCATACGCGGATAATGTCACCGGCTTCGTGGTCCACAACGACCGATACGAGGTCAACGGCGCTGGGCAAAAAGTCCTGATGATCGATTGGTTTTGGACGCCTCCGGTAGGCACGGCCAATCTCGCCCGATGGGGCGGCGATGTCATCTTCCTGTACCTGCCTGCTGATCCGAATGCCTATGCCTGCACCGGCAAGGATAGAGGCCCGAGCGGGACGATGGAGTTTAACGATTTCCCGTCTGGCGCAGTCACCTGGAAATTTCGCGCGATCAGCTACGACAACAACGACAACCCGAATACTGACCCGTTTGACCCCATCGCCGGGACGCCGGAATGCGATATCAACGTCGATGGGCCAACACTTGGCGGGACGGGGCTGGAGTACACATCGAACGTCACCGGCTTCACCGCCACGGCCGGGTATTCGACCGACGGGCAGGGGCAAAAGCAGCTACAGATTTCGAGCGCATGGACCCGCCCGAGTGACCCGACATTTGCGGGCCCGACGATCTACGCAATTGTGCCCGGAATTACAAACCACGTCCAGTTGACCGGAATGGAGCCTGGAACAAGCGTCGAGAGCTTCCCGGGATACTTCCCCGCCGCGCCAGAGAACTGGACGGTGTACGCGCTCGCACAGGATGTCAACGGACGCTCAAATACCTACGACTCCGGTATCACGCCTAAGTCGGTTATAACGGTCAACCCGCCAACATTGGGCGCTGCTGGCGTGGAGTATACGTCAAACGTCACTGGGTACTCGTTCTCGGTACTGTCGCTAACCGGATCAGACGGCACCACACCGCAGCGGATAGGAGGGGTGTTCACGCCTCCCACAGACAAGACCTGGGGCGGCGTAGAGATCCGGATATATGACGGCGGCGGTACGTTGGTTGCGAAGTCATCCGCCGCTACATCGCCCGTTGCTGTTACGATTCCGAATCCGACGACTTCGACGACATACACGGTCAAACTGGTTAGTTTCGATGTCAACGGCAAATCGAACACGGAAACAGGCGGAACGCCGCAGGACACGGTACTGGCCGGATCGACGGCGGGGACGATGAATTGGGCGAAATTCGACCCGTTGACGGTCGAGGGCACTGAATTCGAAGTGGTGTCTGGCAAGGTCCAAATGAAGGGCCTTAACTTCACGAAGGCCATTGTCGGCACGTTTCTTGGATCGGAGTTTGAAGTCAGCGCGGGTGCATTTAAAATCAAGGAACTCGCTGCGGACAAGATCACAACCGGCATCCTTAGTGTTGGCGGTGGCGGGGGCAAAGTCAGTAAGTTTGCCGTGTTCAATAACGGCGGGTCCGCTATCGGCTGGATTGGCGACGACACCGCATCGAGCGGCTATGATGGCGCATGGTTCAAGCGGTAATATTGCGCTCAATGGAGCTTTACTGGTCAACGGGACCATCGGGGCTGGGAAGCTCTCAGCCAGTTCCGTCGTCGCCCTCAATGTCGTTACCGGAAGCTTAACCAGCGACAAATTTGACACGACTGTTATCAACGTAGGTGGCGGCGGTTCGAAACCAGGAAAGTTCGCGGTCTTCAATGCGGCTGGGTCGCAGATCGGGTTTATCGGTGTGGAGAGCGGCAATGACGGCGCGTGGTTTAAGACGATGCGCGTCGGCGGATCGAGTTACGCAAACGGAATCCTTCGGGCGGATGCCAGCGGGAACGTGTCAATGGACGGCGCGACCTTCACGCTCACGCTGAATGGGGTAACCACCGAAATTGCCAATCTCTTGGACGCAGCTGTTTATGTGGGACTGCGCATAAAGCAGGCTTCCGCTCCAGGCACAAAAACGGTTATCTCGCCCAACAGCGTCGTCATCTCGGACAACAGCGGCTGGACTCCGGTGACTATATCGAATTCAGGAACTAGCGGATTTCTAGATATCACGGAAAGCACTTCGAGCCGAGCCTTTACGGTAATTCCAGGTTCGTCACTCGTTAACTTGAACGGGATGAACTTAGACGCGACCGGCTATATCAACTCAAATAGCCACTTTGAGGTGAGCGGTGTACGGGTAGTAGGTCCACGCAAAAGCGCCATCGGCTCCGCGTCAACATCGCACAGCGCGGGCGGCGGTGGAACAGTAGATACCGCCCTGAACAATCTCGGGACGATTATTAACGCAATCGTGAACCGCCTTGGAGCCACCAGCGGGCACGGGATGACATCAGATTAATTACAGAGGAACAATGAACAAAATCGATCTATCGCCGGCGCAACAGCAGCGCCTGAAGGTCTTCAAGGCGCGGATCATACCGCTGAAAGCGGAACTTGCTGCGCTTGAGCAGGGCGTGCACTCGATGCTTTCGACCGTCTGCGAGATGTCGGGGGCCGGTAACGACGTGAATTACTCGCTCAACGAGGAATGCACCGCGCTTGTGGCGACTGTGAAGGCGGCGGAACTTGCCGTGCCCGAGCGCGCGCCGGCGGCGAAGAAAGGCAAGTAAGTGTCTTGGTTATCACGGAATAACTTCACTGCGGCGCCGTCCGACGCTCTGCATTATTCCTTCTTGAATAAGTTGGCGGACGATATCCGCAGCTGGGGCGGGAATGTCAACGCGGGCGGGTACGAGCTCAACAACCTGAGCCGTGTTTCCTTCGGAGCGACGTTCAACGCACAGAATTTAGCCCTGTACGAAAGCGGGGCCAATTTCTACGGTTTCGGCTTCGAGACCGGCGTTTACGGTGCTGCCATGAAGCACATCGCGGGAACGACAGGCGGGCACTCGTTTTACGTGGATAGCACCATCCGCGCAATGTTCATTCATCCAGAGGGCCGGGTGGGCATCGGCACGATCGCGCCGGGACAGCGGGTGACGGTATACGGGACAACCTCGCTTCCACAGACGTCTGGTACGTCGCAAACCGGGCTGCTGCGGGTGGAATCAACTGCCAGCAATTGCATTGATATGGGTCTGTCGAGCGTTAGTCCCTTTGGGGCTTGGATCCAGGCCACGAACGTGTTGGCGCTGGGGACCAACTACCCGCTCATCCTCAACCCAAACGGCGGAAACGTGGGGATTGGAAAAGTCAATCCGGGAAGCGCTCTCTCGGTGGCAGGACTCGTCGAGTACGCAAATGAGGCAGCGGCGATCTTGGCTGGCCTGACTACCGACGACTTGTATTTAACAGGAACTTACGTAAGGGCGGTCTCATAAATGGCTCTATCAAACGAAGCGACACTGGCCGTACTGGCGGAAGTAGCTGCACATGGCATCGAAGCTACGACGAAGCAGATCCAAGATGCCTATATTGCGTCAAAAATGGCTTCCGCGCTGGCTGTTCTGGATCAGGCCGTGTCGATGGATGTGCAGGACTGGACGATCCTGGAAGGTTTCCTGGGAGCGGGCGTGTCCTCAACGGCGCTGTATCCGCTTCGGGATGCGATCAAGGCCAAGCTGGCTGCAAGAGACAGCACGGGATTAGCAGTGCTGCTGCTGTCGTTTTATGCGGCCGATCAGGCGCTTAGAGGTTAATGATGGCCACGAGCTGGTTACGAACACTTGGGATCGGCAAGTATATCCTGCGGACGGCGCCGGTGGCGGCATTGACAGCCGATCAATTCGGCGTTCCGTGGGCGGCGCGAGCCGGTGAGGTTATCCGCGCCGCGCAGGAGCGGGGAGGCACCGGCAGTGAGCGCATGGCATTTGCCGTAGAGTCCATGATCGAAGACGCGCCGCCGTTGATTGAGGCGCTGGAAAAGCAGCTTGGCCGGCCGATATCTGGCGAGGCGGCGCTTGATTATATCGAGGCGCAACTCCAGGCTCACTATGACTTGATGAGGGCTGTGGGAGTGCTGAAAAAGTAATGCGAGCCTCTAGCGCCGCGGTCGAACTCATCAAGGAATTCGAACTGTTGCATATGTCGCCGCACCTGGATTCGTCCGGAGTCCCGACGATTGGCTTTGGCCACACCGCGGGCGTTGCGTTGTCCACGCCGCCGGTAACAGAGCCCGAAGCGGTGCAGATGCTGCTGGAGGATATGGCCCGGTACGAGCAAGCCGTCCATGAGGCGGTGAGAGTGCCGCTTGTCCAACACGAGTTCGATGCCTTGGTGAGCTTCACTTTCAGCGTCGGCGTCGGCGCGCTCCGGACCTCCATGCTGCTCCGCTCGCTCAACGCGGGCGACCGCGCGGCCGCCGCCTGCGAGTTCCAGAAGTGGAACAGGGCGAGCAAGGGTGGCCAGATGGTAGTCACGAGTTTCTTGGTAGCCCGCCGGGCAGCCGAGCGACGAATGTTTGAAGGGCGATCCGGAACTTAGACCGGACCGCAAACAGTAACCGAAGCACGCCCGAACGGGCGAGGGAGAATTATGCAAAATCAAAAGTTTGTCGCGCCCGGCGGCGACAAGAATAATCGAACAGTCGCGGAGGCGCAAGCCGCCGAGCGACTGTACGGGAAACTCGGCATCCAGAGCCTTGGTATCGTGGCATTCGCGCATGCCGGGCAAGAACGGGTTGACATGGCTGACTTTGGGAGCTTTGGGATCGACCCGGCGCTGCCGGCCAATCTCCAGATACGCACATCCCCGAGCGTGGCTCCGGACGGGACCAGCTCGGGACAGTGGGGTGAGTTTGTCGACGTGGACAAATCCCTGGACTGGCTCTCCCTGGCGCAGTTTCCGGACCAGGCGGCGGAGCGGCTGCTGGTGGCGGCGAAGCCGGGCCTCACGGCGCAGGAGATTCAGACCCGGCTGATGAACCTGCCGGGTGTGGCCAAAGCTTACGGCGCCGCAGTCCGCAAGGCGCTCGAAGCGGTTTAGTAACCGCACGACAATGCACGGGCCGCGGAGCCTTAAACATTGGCTTCGCGGCATTCTGCCGGACATTCTCGCCGCCCTGCTTATCGGCGGCCTGCTGTGGATCCTGCTGACGATCAGGAAGTGGAGCGAATGAATACGACGCATGTACCGACGTTTACGCCACTGGAGGCACCGACAATGCCCGAACGCTTGATTAAACCAGCGCTTCTTTATCTCTCCCCGTCCGCAATGCCGACCGTACCGATCCTGGCGGTTCAGATCGCAGTGTCGATCACGCTGGCGTGGATTTCCGCCGGATTTGCGTGGATCGCTGGGTTGCCGATTTCGGCCCAGGTTTTCTTTTGGGCAATGGCGGCCGACTATATTTCCGGGTTGTATGCATGTGGCCAAGGGGATGGTGGGTTTTGGGTCAGCTTCCAGTGGCGCATCGGCGTGGCCGGTATTTTCCGGAAGGCGTTGATCGGCGTCATTGCGCTGATTTTGTGGAAGATTTGCGGACTCGTCGGGCCGTCCGCTGAGTTACTTGCGGCCGGGATCACGTATCTCTGCGCGATCAATGAGGGCGCGAGCGTAGTAGCGAATCTGCGCAAGGGGAAATTCGAAGTCCCGGCGATCGCGGACGAAGTTCTACTTCGCGCGCGCCGGCAGTTTGAGGCGAAGGAAGAATTGCTGCGAGGGCGAGCACCGATCGAAACGAAGAAGGAAGGTCAGTAATGAATATCAGCTTTCGCGCGGTGATTGCCGCGCTGTTGTGCCTGGCGCTGCGGGCGCAGTTCCCGGCTCCCGGCAGCGGTGGAGGAGGCGGTGGCGGAGGGGTGGGGGCCGCGAACGCCACGGCGACATCGGCGCCGGCGGTGACATCGCTCGCGGTGAATATTGCCAGCCTCAACCTGTCGAGCGTTAGCACCGTCCTGGTGCAGTGCTGGTCCGGCACGGCGGCGCCATACAGCCCGGTGACGGTAACGTCGCTCGACCCCGCGTCGACCAGCTCCGTCACCGCGAACTTCACGAGCACGGCCAATGTGACGTGCCGGGCGAATTCTAGCGGCGGAGCTGGACCAACTGGGCCGGGCGGAGCGACGGGTCCAACCGGCGCGGCAGGGGAAGTGACAAGCGCGGACAGCTCCGCTACAGACTCCCAATTGGTGGTGATGTCTGGGACCACCGGGAAGGCAATCAAGAAATCCGCGCTGAGTGGCGTGTTGAAAGCCGCGAGCGGTGTGCCCGCGGCCGTGACCGGTACCGCGACGGATTGTGTGCTGGTCGACGGGACATCGGGCCCGTGCGGATCGGGCGGTGGGGTCACCTTTGTACCGGCGCGAACAACCTCACAAATCATCACGCTTCCCGCCATCGACGAGACCACCGGAGTCGGTAACCATAGGTGTCCAGGGGTTGCCGCTGGCGAGACATTCACTCGTACGAGTGGTTCAGGGAATCTGTGGGTTGGTAGAGACAAGGATTGCGCACTGACCGTAAGGCATAACCTCGTCGGGACTTGTTCCGCTGACTGCACGGCAGTCGGATCGTCGAGCGGTTTCGACCCCTCTGACCTCCCGCTTTATGAGTGGACCATCACCGGCACAGACCTCGACCTAACAGGTACGTCAGCAATAATACCTTACCGATCCATTGTGAACGAACCAGACGCTAACATGACGCGCATTTGCGTGTCCGGTGTATGCACTTGGGCGGCGACGGGGTTCGATCCGCTGGACCGGACCAGCGACACCTTGACCGAGGAGTTCCGCGCGCCCGATGGTGGCACGGGCTCACTAGGCTGGGCACCGTTTGATTCGCCGACACTGCAAGTGCAGGCGAGCGAATTAAATCACCCGGGAATACTGAGGATAGCGGTTTTTGGTAGCGGCTCGGGGTCCATCAGTCTAATCGCAAGCGGCCCGGTTAATTACGAGGTAGACCCGTTCTCCGACACAAAAACTAGAATGTGGTTGTTCCGGCCAAACACAACGGGTGGGGCCGTGAATGTCGGGCTTTATACCTCGACCGCGTACACCGATTACATCATGGCTAGCATGACTGCTGATGGCGTTGGCCTGTCATTTATGTTTTGCTCGGCGAGTTGCGGCGGAGGGGCATCCAGTATTGCTTCCGGCGTTTCCGTGGCAGCGGGGGACTGGGTGACCGTGCGGTTTCGCAGCGTTGTGGCCGGAACGATACTCGCTTCTGCCGCCATAAATGGAGGAGCATTTAGCGTGGAAAAGTCCCTATGCGCCTCCGGTTGCGATGCGAGTGGGACCCTGCCATCAGTGGCTATGAGTCCGTTCTTTTTTACTTACCACGCAAGCAACCCGACCACCCTTGACCTTGATTACTACAAGTCTTATCAGACTGGGATGACTCGATGAAACTTTTACTACTCGCTCTCTTTTCCGTCGTTGCATTTGCACAAGCGAAGTCGGCCATCCTCACCTGGACGGACGCCATCAATCCGGCTGGAACGACGTACAACGTCTACCGGGCGCCAGGGCCGTGCGTGTCCACGCCAGCGCCGGTTTTCGCCAAGATCGCCAGCGCGGTCCCGGCTAAGACCTACACCGATCCGGCGCTTGCTCTCGGCACGTACTGCTACCGAGTGACAGCGTTCGGCGGCGGGTTGGAGTCTGATCCATCAACGGCGGTTGGAGCGGCTGTTCCTCCGGCGACTCCTGGCGGGTTGAGCATCACAGTCACGGTTACGGTGACGGTCCAGTAACATGCGAACACTCCTCCTATTCCTCGCAACCATCCCCGCGTTCGCGGCCATCACGGCAAGCCCGGCGTCCATCACGATCCATGCCCGACAAGGCTACAGCTACCCGGCCCAGGCCACGAAGGACCCAGCCCGCAAACTGATTACCCTGTCCGGAACCGGCGCGTGGACTGCGGTTCGCTCTGGCGACCTTGCTACCGCTTGCGGCGGCGTGCCGTGCTTTCAGGTTACCGCCACGTCCGGCAGCGGGGCGGGGACTACATCGCTGTATTGGACTGGACTCGGGTTTGAGAACTTGGCGCTCGGGACCTACACGGGCACGATCACCATTGGCTCGACAGCAATTGCAATTACCCTTGTCGTGGAGCCGCGCCGCCCGTTCGATAAGTTCGTGTACAAGGCAGGCTACCCGGTTGGCTGTGTTAATTCCTCCGGCGACTATCAAACACTGGATACCTGTACGATCACGAATGAGAGGCCGAGCTCGTCCTCGTTTGTCATTCCGGCCGTTGGTGGCTCCTACGTCGATCCACAGTATGGGCATACGGTTCGCCGGGTGACTCCCTCCGGTCACAACATCCAGTACGGGGCGCTATCCGCCTTCTCAGCTACGGGGATTTACGTGCTGACATCGGACAGCCTTAGCTCTGTTGTGGATGTCTACAGAGTGTCCACCGGCGCCAAAACGTACTCCAGTCTTCCATCGATCAATATCAGTCTTGCCGCTTGGGACCCGGTAAACGATGACAAGCTGTGGTATATCGAAGGCGCGGCAATTAAGAGCCGCATTCTGCCCACAGGCACAGTGACGACACTGGTAACGATGCCATGGGAGATCACGAACGGCGGCACAACTGATATCACCGACGACGGATGGTGGGCTTTCCGGGATAACACATCGTTTAACAACGCCTGCACGGTTAACCTGAATACGGGAGCCACATATTGCGCTGACACTTCCGCTTTGGGGATCTCCGACTTCGACTTTACACAAGTGACCCAGGTAGATAGTGAATCAGGGAAGCGGTACGTTGTGATTCTTACCGCCCCTCGTGGCCATGTGTACAGCGTCGGGGCTAGCGGTCTGAACTATGAGTACGCGATCACGACATTCGGCGCGGACGGATCATGGACGTACTCCGACATGACTGCGGAACCGCATTCCGACGTAGGACAGGACGAAAAAGGCCGTCAAATCTTTTTCTGGAATTGGCTGAATGAAGACGGTCTGCGGGGTTACATCGCCTCCCTTCAACTCAACAAAGGCGCGTTGCTGACTCAGCCAGTTGAGATGGGTGGCGGGCTTCGCATCCTCTGGCATTCCACTGGCCAGATGGGAAGCACGGATGCTCATTTCGGTTGCACCTGGCGCGGTGTTTGCAGTTACTCTCCGTATGGTAATTCTGCGGGCGTGGCGACGGCGCGGTTGCAAAGCATTACACCCGGCAACCCATGCCAAATCAACTCAGCGTCACACGGCTACTCCTCGACAAACTCCGTGCTGATAGGAGGCGCGGACGGTACCGGCGTGGAACTGCTTAGCGGCGTTCATACGGTTACGGTGCTGGATGGAGGCGCCTACACGATCCCTATCGATTGCAGTAGTGGTTATACTTACACCGCGAACTCCGCTTACTCCACTCTCAACGCGGCCAAGGCCAGTAACGCCCCATTCCGGCAGGCGGTCATACTCTCCAAGCCTGGGCAATGGGCGCGTCCGATCTTCGTCCACCGCGCAGTGACATACATGATCGGGGATGTTCCTAGCCCTTACTTTTCGACTCCACGTTGCTCGATCAGCCGGGACGCATCTATGGTTGCCTGCGCCAGTAACATGGGCGTGCCAGGGCATCCATCGGTTTACGTCGCTTATACCGAGGTCATAGCAGGCGCGGACATCAACGTATCTGTCTCGCCGGCCGACACGGAAGCAGTTATCAACTATACCTTGCCAGCCTCCGGCCAGGGACCGGCGACGATCACGATCAGCACCCTACCGGGCCTTGTCTCTGCCGTGGTCTCCGCACCGGATAATCTCTCCGGCGCCGGGCGGCAGTACGTGGCGACTGGCCTCACAGCGGACACGCAGTATTACTACCGGGTGTCCACGCGAGGCTTTTCGCATACTGGGCAATTCCGCACGTCACCAACGCTTTCGGGCGCGGCCCCGGTCACTATCAGCAAGGGCGGCGGCGGGACGATCCACTATGGCCCTACCGAGGACCTCGGATCTAGCTGCCAATCGCCGTGCCCGCTGACACCGTCGCGTGGCTTGCTGTATCACGACGCCACCGGTAGCCCAACGGCAATTGTGGTCCGCTGATTTCGCCGGGAGATTGCAGGGTTGACGGCATGAGCGACATCGGCCGCATCAAAAGCGCCTTTTTGAGTCCCATTCCGGCTATCGTGATATGGCGGGTCACAACAGAGCCGCGGTCGCGGGAGCGAAGAAAGCGGCACTACGTCGTGACGGCCCAGGATCGAGCAGACGTTGCAGCGGCCAGAGCCTGGTTTGCGTAACGCGGCATGCGCCGGGGCACGCTGATCAATCTGAGAACCCCACCGTCGGATTGTCGAGAACTGTCTGGGCAAGCTGTAGTGAACGCGAAGCCCGCACCATGTTGAATTTGCAGTTAACGAAGATGACATCTTGCAGTAGGATTGGGCCACCTGAATAACTGATCTCAATGCTATCGAGGATAACGTGTCTCAGGTGCATCCCGTCAAGCACCAAGCTCCCCCCGACGGCTACTAAAAGTTGATACCCGTGTGGATCTTTGTTTTTGTTATCATCACCGATTCGGTTGAAGATCACAGCCTGGTCAATAGGTACTTGTCCCCCAACTGAGAGTCCAGGTAGTGCCCTGCCAGATACGGGGCGCATCTCGTATTCCGCTAAGTGCTCGATAGCGACCTGTGTCGTTACCCGACGCATGGCTGCTTCGACGGATCGCAGGTTTTTATTGAGGTGCGTTCTATACGAAACAACCTCCAGCGCCGCATGCCATGCAGGCGCGGACTCGGATGCGGCGAGAAACCGGGAGCCAGCCTGCTTTATTGTGTCTTCAGGTATGTTGACATTTTGTTTTTTCGCGTCGTCGAAGATGGCCTTTACTTTCGTGGCGCTATCCGGGTTTGTTGGATGTGCCGCGATTAGGATGGTTTGAATGGCGGCCAGTTGCTTGTCGATGGCGTCCAGCCGAGCGTTAGTGCGGCCCCGAAATTCGGCGTTAACGGCCTTCTCAGCGTTGGCCGCACTGAATTGAGTTACGGCCATCACTACCAACGTTGCGGAAACAGTCACTAAAGCGCTGAGGGCGCCCCATTCTTTCAGAAACCTTCTTAAAGGGCCTGATTTACTTCCATTTAAGGCATCTTTTATCTCCTGCTGAACCCACTCCCTATCGGCCTTGCTTAGAGCCATTTCATCGCTCTCAGGCTCTTGGACGGTCTGGTCCGCAGCGTAAATCTGGAGTGCGTTGCCCATTTATGTCTAGCATGGTTTATCGGACGGGGGAACTCAAGCATCACGCTCCTTTTTTTGCGCGCCCGAATCGAGCGGCCGAGATCGAACACGAGGATGGCGGGCTGCTGCATCACGATGGGTCAGGCGAGACGGCGACGGTAGCATGCTTCAAAAAACGGGACATGCATTCGGCCTCCAGCTTCCGAAGCCAGCGAGCCCAGATATTGGTTGGAATACAAAGCCTTTTGTATCGCCAGCCGTGTTCGCGTCGATGGTGAGTGGTAAGAGAATCTCAAGGGGAGAGCCAGGAGATCGAGAAGCGCCATTTGCGCCATTCCATCCGAAATACAATCGCGCGTCGATCGGGATCGGCTGCGCTGGGAGGGCAGTTCCACAGAGCGATACATGGAGGTTTATCTGCTGCAACCATGGAAAATCGCGGGTTGAGCCAATAAATTCGGCTTTCGTAGGGAAATAATAAAGGCTTCCTTTCAAGCTCAGTCCCACAAAGAGGGGTAGGTTGGCTGCCTGCGTTTCGCCGGCACAAAACGCCGCGCCGCAGGGCATCAGCTCGCCGAGCCCTGTAAGCCATACCGTCAGTCGTCCGCCATTCCGCACCGGGTTAGATGTCGTAACCAAGGCTCCGTTAGGGTGGGTGACCGCGCCGAACCGAACGCTCGACACGGTGTTTTTCTCTGCCGAGACCGCGTGTGGTTGATTGAGCCCTGTAAATGGCATGTGATAACCCAGTACAGCCAATGCCGGGCGGGCAGCATCGCCAGCGACATCAAAAGGCCAGATATTCCAAAAAGCATCGCTGTCAGGATACATTCGACCGAGTCGAATGTATCCCATTCCGTTTTTTACAAGAACAATTGTTCCGAGATAGTCCGCGGAGTTGCCAGAGAAACGTTGACCGGTGAGGTTGACGGTCCATGGAATAACCGCATTGATCTGTCCTGGGCTAACGTAAGTCAAGGTCAAAGGATCTCCGCAGAGAGCTACTTTGGCGGGATCTTCTTGCCCAGACACCGACTTTATATACGGCTCGCAACTGTCGGGATTGGCGAGGTATCTCACGCTGACCCCACCTAATGTTTCCGCCTGGTCTTGGTAGCTAGCAAAGGCTGGGACAGCAGCTAAGTTCTTGCCGAAGAATGTCACACTGTCACCGGCGGCGTACCATCGCTGCCTTGTAAAAGGATCGACCGATGATGTCGCACTCGTGACTTCTGGACGCTGTCCGAGCACAATTGGAGCACTAATAATAAGCGCAGCAAAGACGTATCGCACGGTCATTGTGGTTTCCCTTGAGTACATCACTTTAGTAGCCCGGCACGGCGGCCGGTATTCCGTTTCAGCGCCGCGGCTTCAACGGGCACGCCTTTTTTTCATTCCACCGGTTTTTGAGCCTGCCGAAGAAGATTCTGCATTGCTTGCGCTCCCGAGATCTGGGCCTGACATAAACGGTCTAGCAGCAGAAAGAGAATCCGAGTGCTCTTGGCTGGCACTATTGGCTTTGTCGACGGAGTCGGCAAGAGATAAAGCGGCATTGTTCGTAACCTCAAGCGCGATCGTGCGAATCAGGTCACGGAGAATCGCGGCCATCGCCTCACTGCGCTTTTGTATTTGGAGAAGTGAGGTTACTAAATCTTCATCGACATGCAAATGGTTCGTCGGTACCTGTGCCTGACTACCCTGGACTGGTCCTAGTGGAGGAGTCTGTGTTGGCGAACTTTCGGCCGTCATGGGTAGCGGGGGTTCGGCGAGCCACAATGCTAGGCCTTCGATGATTGCCTTGGTTTGATTGGTCTTCCGTTTGAGGCAAGCGAGCTTCAGGCGCTGGAGGAGCTCCTCTGGTAATCGCACCGTTGTTTGAATGATTTCAGGCACTATCTTCGTTTTGTTTTCAATAAGTTATAAATTTAATATCGCACGGTGTCTTGACATCATGCGATATATACCGCATGATATCCCTAACCCACGCAATTATGGAAACCAACATAACACAGCCAACACCGTTAGCTAAGGTTCAGGCTTGGGTTCAGCCGGAGTTGTGGCGGCGGGCAAAGGCCAAGGCAGCTTTGAAAGCGCAGAACAACAGCCAACTGGTGACAGAGGCGATTGAGGCGTACCTGGAGAACAACAAGGACATTAGCGCATGAAATCTTCTACCGCAGTCACGGCGCCCGCTGCGAATCGAACTCGCCAAACTACTGAAAACATAGAGAAGATCGTCGGCAACCTAACGCCGCAGTTGCGTCAGAGAATTATCACCGAGTGGCGGCGGCACAGTGACGGCCGGCGGCGGGGAACCTACGAACGGAGCCGTCTTGTTTCGAAGAACCTGGGGATTTCCGAGGCCGTGGTGGACGAGGTGATTTTCACGCATATGGAAGCGGTGGAGAGCGAGTTGGCGACGGTCCGGACGGGGATGTGCTCGGTTCTCGCGATGGCGACGGATGCGGGGCGGGCGGTGTGGGCGGAGAAGCGGGGGGCGGCATGAAGGACGTCTCCCGGAAGGGCATGGCGGAGATTGTGGTTGGCTTGGCGAGAACGGGCGCTGACGGAAGCCGGCGACCCCAGCTCGGCGACGCACGCGTTGCGGACGGCCATAAAGTTACTCAGCGAGGAAAAGGATTTTTGGGAAGCGGAATGCGAGCGCGTCTATTCCCAGCTTGGTCAGGCGTCCGAAGAGAGTCCGCAGCATGCCAGGGGAGGGGCAACGTGAACTGACGTATACCTTCCCGATGAAGCTCACCGCGAAGGTAAGTTTGAGTGGCAGAAGACTGGTAGTCCAAGCCAATGATGCCGTGTTCGGCATTAGTATCGCGAGCGAGGCGGCTGAATGGATATGGGAGGAAGTTCTGGGCGGTGGAGACCGCAAGGACGCCAGGGTGATCGTTGAATCATCCGTCTCCCTGACAGACAAGGGTGTCGCCGTATTTATCGGCGGCGGCCCGACGAAGTATCCGCTATTCCGAACTTTGGATGGCCGGGCGCGCGGAATACTGGCGGACCGCCAGGCGGCGGTGAACGCCGGTACTCCGATGCTTTGGAAGCCGGTGCAGCTATGAATCAACCATTCCCTTGGATTATGGCGAGCGCGGAAGTCCGCGTCGTCGGCGAGATTATTGCGGTATCGGTGCATGGCCTTACGATCCGTACGCAGGTGAGGCCGGAGATGGCGAGAGCGATTTGGGCGCGTTTCCACATTCAGCCTGGGATCTTCTCCCTTGAGCTGAAAGATGACTTGGCCCGGGTGGAGCTGTGCCGGCGCAGTATCAAGGTTTGGATTGGTGAGATGAGTTTCGAGCGGCCGATTGTGGACCGGTATTGGAAGTTTCTGGAAGTACAAGAGACGGTATCGCGGGAAAGGCGGGTTGCAAATGTTGCATGACACGGACTGGGCGCTGCGCATGGAAGCCGCGGCGGAGTTGGCTCCGGAGATTGAGTGCCTTGAAGGGCAGCTCCGGATAGCCAAGGCGGAGGCGGAAAAGTGGCGGCGGCTGCATCACCTTGGCACTCGCGCTTTAATCGCTGCGTGCTGCGTGCTGCTGGTGTCGATCGCCTGCGAAATTGCCGCCCTGCTGTATATGCACGGGAGGTGCTCATGATGGGGCTCGCGGT